TGTTTGAAATAGTGGCAATTATGACTAATGTGTTATCAATTAACGAATCATTAACAAAGGTTTTTTTATGAATAAAATTATAAATAAATATTTTGAAATAGCAGGTGTGGTTGGCAAGATGGTTGCATCACTTTTATTTCTACCTGCAATATATTTTACAATGCACTTTGCAATTTGGTTAAATAATTTCATGGTGAATTTAATTGTCTTTTAAAAAATTAGATTTAGAAATTACTAAAGTAATTTTAAACAATAAAACTACTCGTCAAGAAAGACGTAAATTTGCAAAGACAATTAAGAAAAGCATTAAGAAAAAAGTTTCCTTTGTGAATGACGATAAGACTGCTGAACTGACTCCTTTTGTTGAACCCCCCAAGTCAGTGGTCTTATCTGAACCTAACAGAGATGTAACTCAACTATCTTTAATTGAACAAGAAAAGATAAAAAGAAATTTTGTTACTGGTGAAGAATGGGCAAGGCAAGATATTGAATGGTTAAGTAACTCATCTATTAATATGCCAAACTTTTTATGGTTTATGAAATACATCATATTAAGAGAACATAAAAGAAAGATGGAAAGAAGTTCCAGAATGGAATGGGGAAAATATCTTGGTGAATGGGGTGGGTTAGTTGCAACTGGTTATTGCAACATAGACCAAGCATGGGCATTTATAATGGATAGTTATAAAAGATATGTGCCTAGTACAGTTAATGAAACTGATGGTGAGATGAATGAACACTACGCAACTTTTGGAAAAAAAATGTTGGCAGAAATTGTTTACCAACTTTTATATGAAAAACAAGATGGTGAAACAATACAATTAGAAAGACCAATACATTATATTATTGATGGCATTAATGTCATGTGGACTGGCTTTATTGATATTGCTTATGTTGATGCTAGTGGTGTGTTGCAACATTGGACTGAATTAAAAACTTCATATCCAAGTGCAGGTGGTTTTTATAAGAAAGATTATAAAGATAAAAACTCTGGTCAAATAAAACCAGAGGGTTCAAGGATTTGGAAATATCCAAGTACACCCAATGAACCTAAGAGTTTTCATTTATCACAAATGTCAATCTATTCTCATGCTGAAAATGTGTTAGGCGATATGCTTTATGTTACTCCAAAAGACTCAAGATTTTTTAGACATGAGGACAATAAAGAATTGCAGTGGGATAGATTAAAACAAGAAATGGAAAGTATTAAAGACAAGGCAATGGTTAGGCAACAATTATTGCAGATGTCTGATGACCCACTAAAAATTATTAAATTAGTACCACCAGAATATGACCATATGTTCTTTAAAAACATTGAACCAGAATACAAGCAAATGATTTACGACATTTATAATAATAACAAAAAGGCAAATTAATGACTGAAAAAAAAGTAGCAAAACCAAAAGAGGAATCTGTTTTAATTAAAGATTTAAGTTTGCAACAAAAAATACATTTAGCAGTAAGTCTGTGTGGTGTAGTTAAAAAAAGTCAAACTGGTATGGGTTATTCAGCAGGTTCATACAATGATGTGCAACAAATATGCAAGATAGCTTGTCAACAAGCAAGGTTAAACCTTAGACCAAGAACTAGACCAGAGATAACTGAAACCACTATGACTTTGCATATTGCGTTAGATGTTATTGATATTGATAAAGTTAAAACTAATACAGATGGGCATGAATATAATGATTACATGGCAATAGGTGATATTGCAGTTACACAAAAGTTAAAGGGTAATCAGAATGATGCTAAAGCATCTGGTTCATTATTTAGTTATGGGTACAAGTACCTGCTACAAAAATTCTTTCTATTAAATATAGAAGAATCTCAAGATTTAGATTTTGAGCAAAGTCCAAGTTCATCAACTGATGGATTTGATTTAAACAAACTAAAATAGAGGAAAGTTAAATGGCAGAACCATATAATGTTCTTGAAAAGGGTGATGTAAAACTCTTTAAAAAGAACCCAAAGAAAACTCAAGACAATCACCCAGACCTCAAGCCAGTTGGCTATGATGGTGAAATTTGGGACACAATTAAATTTGATGGTGCATTATTAGAAAAGATTAATGCTGATAAAGGCATTGTTCAAGTTGCTATCTATGTTCAAGATGATGGTCTTAAAGTTATCTTTAAACCTAAATGGGTTAATCCAAACCCAAAGACTGATGCAGGTGTGCAAAATCCAACACCAGATGCACCTGCAATAGATGATGGTGAAATTGATGATGAGATTCCTTTTTAATGCAGTACGCACTAGACATATTACATAAAGCAGGAAACTTAATTACTGGTGATAGAAAACGTAAGCATGGTGATTATATCAAGAACCATGAGAACATTGCAAAACTATGGTCTGGGTATCTAGGTGTAGATTTATCTGCCCTAGATGTCCTAACCATGATGGCTTTACTAAAAGTTGCTAGAACTAAAGCAGGTGATTACGATTCAGATAATTACATAGATTTGATTGGGTATTCAGCATTAGCAGGTCAGTTAGCAAGTAAACTAAATGAAGAAAAGAAAACCAATATAGATGACTGAAAACAATAGACTCGAGTCAATAATTATTAAAACCTATGTGGGTGCAGAGGGTGGTGGTCAATATAAAATCCATGCAGTTTTTGGATTTACAAAGTTTGATGACAAAGGCAGACCCATTATAGAAGAAATAATGATTAAGATTAGACCAGAGGATAGTTTAATTTCCTCAATGGTTAAGGAAAGTATAATTAGTTTTAATAAAGCAGTTGATGGTGTTGGGTTTGAAACTCAATGTGAAAACATATCTAAGAGTGGCTTTGTAGGAATTATATGCAATTATTTTTTAAACAATATAGATGCTATCTCTGATTTCAGAGAAGATTTTAAAATATCCAAGACATTAATATTAGACCCTCAAAATAGAGTATCAACTAATTATAAAGAGAAAGCCATTTACTGATGCCAAAACAAAATCAACCTAAGTATATTAATAAAAGTGTAAGCCACCATAACATTGGCTTTAATATTAAAAGACCTAAAGCAATAAAGTTAGATAAAGATATAGAAAAAATTAGAGAATTTTTGCAAATAAAAAGACGTGAAGAATACGCAAAAAAAGTTAGTGATAAGATTTTAAGCAATGAAAAGAATTGGTATGTACCAAAGAAATCTGCCACAAGAGGTCATGTCTTAGAAGAAATAGTTTCTTTTTATACAAAGCACCATGACTTGTGATGGAAGAAAAAATTTGTGTAACTTGTGGAAATAAATTTACAATACATCATGTTGCCCAGAAAAGAAAAAAATACTGCAATGATAGATGCAGTAAAGGGTGGCATCAACCCACACTTAAAACAAAAAAAATAGATAACGAATCATGAACCCTATGAACCCAGATGATGAGTTTGGTTGGCTACACTTTTAACTTGCAATAAATTTATTTTTGGTGAATTATCAAATTTATGTTGGTGAATTTTTTATCAAAAATAATTAAGCAAAATTTATTAAGTAGCAAAAAACAGCTAAAAACCTTGATATATTGTATTAGAAAACTAACAAGTTTATATGATTATAATGAAAGGTATATAGCATCTATACCAGTTTTCCTCACTTTTTTTAAATTAAGTTTAAAAAGAATCATTAAAAATTTTAATAAACCTACAATTTTAGCCATTCTCAAACCACTAAGTCAACTGCTTAGTGAACTTGATATAATGTTAATAATGAAACAATTTACCACTATTGACAACATTGGCTACTTTAACTACTATGTAGCCATTAATAACAACTTAGACAAAAGGAATCAATTATGAAAAATATGCAAACTAGAAAAGAAATGAAACAAGTTGATTGGATTAATTTAGCTGAAAAGTTAGATGCTGAAAGTCATGCTAAGTGGCAAGAGAAAGAGGACAGTTTTACAAGATGTGATACTGATGGTTTTCTTACTCAACAAGTAAGTGAAATGTCATCAGCAGTTGCCAGTTCAAATGCAAGTATTTGCAGAAAATTTGGTAAGACATATTTTATGGGTCTTTATCTTAATAACAAAAGAGTTAAGGCAAAGCAAATTGAAACCAAATGTCAATATTCTGGTAGTTGGAAAACATTATGGTTATTGCATGATGATGAACAATCAAGGTTTGGTAATAAAAAATTCTTACCATGCAATCATGGGAATGGTCGTTCAAGAATATTAAATCAATTCAATCTTAAAGAGTGTGATGAGATTGATGATGCTTGGGCAACCTTTAGTAAAGGGTACTGCCCATCACCAAGTATCATAAGAGTTAGTGATGAGTGGGGTACTGACGCAACTCGAATACAACAAGACCCAAAACACTTCGATTAATTTTAACTTACACCTCACACATAGCTGTGGGGTGTGAGATACAATTAAGTATCAATAACAACTTAGACAAAGGAGTCAAAAATGGATAAAGAAGTAAGAAACCAAATACAAGAATACAAAGAAACAATAAAATTTTATCAAGATGTATTAGATGTTGGCAAAGAGTTTCAAAATGGTTTTGATAGCAAGGGCAACCCAGAAACCAATTTAGATATTGCTCATAGAAAAGTTAAAGATACAAAACAACTTTTAAATGAATACATAATTACAACTTTTGGCTATTCAGACAACATCAATTATTTTGTATGGGGTGATGTTAATGGCAAATCAGAAAGTTTTTATCTTGAACCTGCTGAATTAGAAAAATTTATGCAAGAACAAAATTTCACTGATGTGCTAACTAATGCTGTTAGAGATTTAACACATTGTAGAGGTATCTCATTTAGAGATAAGGGATTTACAATCGAGAGAAAAATCAAAACTAATTAATTTTAACTTACACCTCATACTTAGTTGTGGGGTGTGAGATACAATTAAGTATCAATAACAATGAAAGGCTAAGACTATGAACGCACACATAGAATATAAAGTGAAAAAAGAACAAAGATTTATTAAACATAAACTAAACCAAAATAACATTAAGGGTGATACAGATAAAATTGCTGATAGCCCAGTAAGTGAGTCAGTATGATTTTTGATAAATTATTAAACACAATAAACGCACATTATAAGAAAAATCCTAAAGATG